TCTATCTTTTTTTCTTAAATGCCCCATGACTCCATCTGCTTCAACAACTGTATCTATTTCTGCTATATAGAAGTCTACAGTATATTTACCAAATGGAGCTTGAGTTTCATATCTAAGTCCTGTTGTATCTAGAACTTCTGCTACCTTCATTTCTTGTTCAGTATAATCTCTAGGAAATGTCATTTATAAGTTGCTCCTCTAACTCAGGTGTATCTATAAAGATCTGTTTAAGACCATTCATACCTTGAGCTTTGACATCTTCATATGTATACCATGCTCCTGCCTTTTTGATGAATCCCTGTTCAATAGCTTCTCTTATGTAGCTTTCTAGTATATCTATACCACCATCAACTCTGAAAGGAACTGCAGCAGACTTCCAGTTTTGTCCACCTACTTTAGTCTTTCTTAGTCTTACTTGCATATCAAAGCCAACTTTCTCACCAGATTCTTCAATCCACCCGTTTCTTCTAACTTCTAGTAAGAAATGAGCGAAGTAAGTTTGAGCTTTACCACCCGGCATGTTTTCTAATGCAACAGGTCCCATACTAGCTCTTACTTGATTGATACATACTAAAGCTGTGCCATTGTGGAGACTAGGTAATAGTCTTGGTAATGATGAGTTAACAAATCTTGCTTGCCATGCCATAGGACTAAACGAAAAGTCTTCATCCATATTCTGAGCAGGGACTAAACCTGCTATACTATCTAATACAATTACATCAAATTCACCTGATGTAGCTAATGCTTTTATAGAATCCATAGCTTGTTCACCACTTGATGGTTGTCCTACTACTACTTTACTTGCATCTATACCACATTTACTCATCCAATCAGCATCCCATGATAGTTCTGTATCTATCCAAGCTGCTCTACCACCTTGTTTCTGTACTTGTGCAACTATCTGAGATGATAAGTATGACTTACCTACGTTAGTCGGACCATATATTAAGGTCATTCTTTTCTTTGGTATGCCACCACCTGTTAAAGTATCTAATGCTGGTATACCAAAAGGTATTCTACCATAGTCAAATACATTACTGTCGCCCATAGTTAAGTTAAGATTTTTATCTTTTAGCAAATCTTCTATTGCTTTTTCTGCTGTATCTTTCATTTATCACCTCTAGTTCTTATAGCTTCTGCCCATGCAAAGTAAACAGAACATGCTTGTATAATTTCTTCATACATGTGTCCATCATCTTCTTCCCATATTGCTCTAGCTACTTCTCCATTTTCTTCTGTGGCAATCACATTCCAATACAT